TGACATTGTTGCCTATGACCAGAACAAGCAGGCGTACAACTATGAGGAGACAACGCTTGAGGAACTCCTTGTCAAGGGTGCTCAGATCACGGCCCTCATCCAGTGCACGAGTGTCTGGTTTGCGGGAAGCAAGTTTGGTCTGTCCTGGAAGGGCATCCAGCTCCGTGTAGACAAGCTTCCTGACTCCATTCGTGGTTTCGCCTTTGCGGATGAGGGTGAGAGCCATGCAGCACCTGCGGCTGCACCCCGTCGTTCTGCACCTACTCCCGCGCCTGTTCAGGAGGAGGTTGATGACGATGATGCCTTTGATGCTCCTGCGCCTGTGGCTGCCAAGGCCCCCAGTGTTCTGGCCGCAGTGACGCAGGAGGATGCTGAAGGTGATGAGGTTGAGCCGATTGCCGTCCCCAAGAAGACTGTTGTCACGACCAAGAAGGTTGTAAAGGTAGTCAAGAAGTAAATAAATCAATAACCAAATAACCAAATAAATAACTAAATTTTAAAAAGGAAAGAAAACAATAAAACTATTTAGGTCTAAATACGACCCACTCTTTTTTTGTATGAGTGTTCTTCAGTTGAAGAACTGTAATCTTCAAACACAGCCAGATTTATCTCAAAGTCAAGCAACACGACTAAGTTTCTCTGGAAATTCCATAGCAGCCTTTTTTACAGAATATCTGCCTCCAAATCTAGAATATCTTGATCTTGGGAATAATTATCTATCAGATGATGGAATTCCGTTTGTACTTCCAGATTCCATTGAAGAACTTTTGCTCGACTCAAATACTATCCATCATCTTGATGGAATCCATTGGCCACAATCTCTACGGAAACTTATGCTTGATAACAACTGCATTCGAGCAGTTCCAGAAGGACTTCCAAATACACTTGAAAAACTCTCCGTACGCCATACAAATATTCTGCAGATTCATACTTTACCTCCAACTCTCAAAGAACTCATCATAAATTTTACACTTCTTAATAAACTTCCCAGGCGTATTCATCTTGAAGTGCTCGAAGCACATACTAATCACATCCATTCGATAGGCCTCCCCTTTGACTGGGGAATGCGCCTGCGAATACTGAATCTCTCCAATAATCGCCTCACACAATTTCCATCAAATCTTCCTGAGTCTCTGGAACAACTTCATTTACAGTATAATCAAATTGAAGTGGTTCCTAGTTTACCAAGTAATCTACAGGTTCTCACAATTGGCTACAATAAAGTGAAGACTATTGTATTTAAAAAACGTAAAACTCCTCTTACATATGTTCAGTTAACCAATAATCAATTGACATTTTCAGTTCTTGAATTTCAAATAAGTCATCCTGAGCATATATGGGCAAGAAGCGTAGATGAATCACATAACTGGTCCAACATTACATATCACCTGACCTCGAATTTAATTAAACGAGTCTGGCGACGGTATCGTCTGAAGAAAACTTTACGTACATGGTTAAAAACCGCGCGCGTAAAGGAAGAATTGATTTCTATAGCCATGCATCCATCTCGATATGGACAATTTGAAGACTTGGCGCCTATGAAGGCGTAGAGCCAATAATCTGCGTGTAGGCAGGGAGTGGGCTCGCATTTGCCCCCGCATAACTAGGTACTGATGTGCAGGTAGCGCATCCAAGATTTGCCTCCGTATTTACAGACGCAATCGGCGCACCCTTCTGCTGAGGAGCAACTGGATTGCCTGTCGCATTGGCACTTGCAAGACTATTCTTATACGAGGAGAGCGCGCGGTTACGGTTGCGGTTGGTTATTAGGGATGCATCATATACACCAGTCGGCATTTTCTACCGTAGCAAACTATTTTATGTGGTTGGTCGAAGGTATCTAGGTAATTGCGCAAGTTGGCAATTTGTTGTGGCATGCGGTTGTCCAGCATTGAGTTGCTCTGTTGGTGTCGGTGGACACGGAGTAGGAATAAAGTTCCCTTGATAGGCCAAGAATCTGCGATCAGGGTTTGTAACCGGGGCATAGTTGAGTAGTGTCTGTTGTTGAAGATAGAGCGCATAGTTTGTTCCTGTCGTGCCTCGGAGTTGTTGATTTGCAATCTGATTTGCCTGCGTCGAGTTTATTGTTGCAGAATTATACATTTCTTGTTCAAGCAAGGCAGAACTACTGTTTCCACCAGTACTCGTATAGACTGCAGGCTTGCAACTGGCGCACGGGGGATTCCACCGCGCCTTTGCCACTGCGGCGGCTACTGCACAGCGTTGCGAAGCAAGAAGTACCTTATTTGTTACGCTGCTTGCAATATCACCACCACTTGGTGTCTTTGAATAGACCCGCGACATGCCTCTACTTTAAAAACTTGTTTCACCTGACTCAAGTTTCTTCTTGATTGAAGCAAGTTCTGCTAGTATATCTTTACAGCGTTGAATTGTCTCTGCAAAGTTAATACGTTGAACTTGAGGAACCGCGGTCGAATAGGCGGACCACATATCTGTGAGCCGCTTTGTTATTTCAATCTTCTTCTTTGTGGCCTCCGCAGTTGCCGCCGGGTCCTGTTCTTTAATTTGGTTGGCCTCGGTACCGAGTTCCACGGCAGGATCCACACACTGTAAAGGTACATTTGCGCGTGCTAGAAGTTCTTCGGCTGAACACTGAGTGAGAAACATATCTATGAATCCATCACGGCTTCGCCCATTTGTCATATCATCAATTGATTTACGTGCACTTGCTAGCGTTGACTCGAGTTGTGTCTTACAGAAGACAAGTGTCATATGAGCCTGGAGTAATAGATTCTTATTCTGTTTGGTTAACCAGCCAAGAACCGTATCAAGGTCCTTTCCCTTCGGAAATGCAAAAGGGCACGGAAAGACTCCTTTGGGGAGAGCCTTTGCAATGGCTGCATTGGCGGCCTTAGTTACAAGATCTTCGGGTAGTTGCTGACCTTTATCGTCAGTTTTATATCCGCCTTTGAAGTTTGTATAGACTGTGTCCCAGACTGGACAGATGGCCTCGAGTTCAAAGGGAGCAAAAAACTTTGTAAAATCGTACACTGCCACAGGTTTATCAGCAAACCCCTCTTCGCTGCGGATATAGCGTATCAGCAGTAGAAGAACTATACTAAATCCAAGTGCTAGGAGTCCTGTCACTATGATGGCCTTCATCGCCTTCTAGTTGAATGCTGACTTTTTCATCGTATCAGAAACCCCTTATTACTGAGAAGTTCCTCCTTAGTATTACAGAACTTCACCTTTAGATTAAAGACACGACTGGCCAATTCAAATCGTTCACGGTGACGTAGATTTGGAATATAAGTTACATATGTAATCCCTTTTACACTACAGAGTCCCAGCATAGCACTTCCATCATATGGACATGAATCTATGACAACTCCTAACCACTTGTTTCGTAGCGCTTCTTTGCGCCACCAAAGAGGTGATTTTTCATCCGCTACACTATGCTTTGGTGCATACGTTGCTCGTACAAGACTTCCAACCTGTTTTCGCGACTTGAGTCCAGCCTTCTTCAAGAGATGCCAGTCATCAAGTATACTATCAAATTCAGACATGTTTTGCCTTACGTGTTCCAGAACGGCGCCTTTCAACTTTTTGGCTCTTCTTACGCCGTGTGGCCGATCTTTTCTTCAGGGCTTCAATTCGCGCCACCTTTTCACGAAGCAAGGATGGATATGTCTTTTGATGTCCAGAGCATTTAATTGAGAAGAGAGGAAATGTGTGCGTAGGTGAAATACGAATCTTATTTTCCAATTCAACCAGTCGTTGCGCAAGACATAGAAGTGGAACCCCAATTTTATCGTCATCTTTTGTAAAGATTCCTAGCAAAATATACAGATAGACAAGTGTATCCAAACTTGCAATTCGTAGAGTGCGACCTCCCATTTCAAGTTCATTAAATGCATTACACGCCATCTCTTCAATAATCATGATGACTGTCTGGCCACCCTTTTTAATTAAGACACGTCGAGGAAGAAAATCTTCTACACCACGCTCAGTTTGACGATGAGTCTTTTTATATCCAAGTAGAGTCTGTATTTTTTCCGCATCTTTGTAGATATCTGACGAAAAAAAGATAATTGCACCTCCAGATTCTAGAATCCAATTCATCTCAGGAAGTTTCTCCTGCGCAGATGCCCTATAGATAAATCCGAGTTCTGCACCTGCAAGAACACGTTTCTGTTCGATAACATAATTCAGAATCTTTTTCCGAATGTAGGGCTCTATTTTTTTCTCTTTAATCGTTTTTCCACTACAGGTATCCATTGGCTGCGCAAGATTCAATAAAAGAAGACGCTCAAAGACTTTCTCCCACCGACCCACTTGACCTGCAGGACGACTGAGTTCAAGATACATATTCATACGAAGTACATCAGGATCTACATAATGAATGCCATTTGTAAGTGTAGAGCGCCTCAAAAAGGTGCGATAGAGACTTGATTCAACCTCCGTGATGTCAGCAATTGGAATAAAGTTAACGAGAATTTTGCGCGTTCCCTTGTGAATACCAATGCGCTCATTCACTTCGGTAAAGCCTGCGCGCTGAAGCATTGATACTAATTCAGTCACATCGCGGTCAGCAAACGGTGTAAAGAAGTCATAATCTGGAAGGTCGTACTCTTCACTATAAAACTTCAGAGTTTCAGGCATGTACGTATTAATTGCCTGGCCTCCATAACAGACTCGTTTTGACTTTCGTAGAAATGTCTCCACAACAGAAATCGCCTTGCGAATCTCTTCATCGTGTGCGGTATCGTAGTCTATTTTTTTGGCGGCCTCATCCGCAGCCGCTTTTAAATCTTCTATCTGTTTTTTGAAGATTGATTTTTCAAGGAGTTTACTTTCGGGTGCATACTGATGCAACTCCTCCATCTATTTATGGCCCCTTCTTTTTATAATTGAAGCGCAGGCGGACTTATATTGCCTCCTTGAGCATTCGCAGCCTGATTGAGTTTTGCAGGAGGAACTGTCTTGACTACAATGTACTGTAGTTCCGCAGGCTTCAGTTTCCAGCTGTAGGAACCCCATCCTTTGAACATAGAGAGTGTCTCTGCCGATGTATTGTAGAGAAAAAAAGGAAGTATCTGAACTCCATAGGTTGAGAGTAACTTATAGCGATCAGCATCTGAAAGATTTTGTGATCCAGAATCTACAAGTGCATAGGTGTTATTTGTCTTATTCTGCATCGCCAGTTTTTGAGGTTCAGGTGTAAGTAGATAATAGTTAGGGATCTGTTTTCCAATGGCCATTTGTGTGCCGCTTGGTGCGGCTTGTGTTACAGTATCAGGTAGTGCAAGATTTAATCCACTTGCACCATCCATCATAAAAATCTGGGCATGGATCATCTGGCGAAGATTATCCGTCACAGAAGGAGCAGTGCTGCTCTTTGTAAAGGGGATTGTATCGACATTTGTAAAGATAAGTGTCTTGCCCTTCAGGCTTTGAAAGTTCTGTGTAAACAGTAAATTCTGATTTTGGAGATTATTAAAGTAACTCTCTCCTAATTGTGTTAGGAGTCGTCTACGTAGAGGTTGTATCTGTTTGCTAACGGTTGATAGAAAACTCTTATAGACTTCAGGTGTTTTAATGGGGTCGGGAGTATTCTTGAAATCCAAGATAATTATCAATGGGTCGTTGCCTGTAGGAAGACTCGGCGAAAAGGCCTGTTCATCAAGGGCGCTTGTCATCTCAAGCAACTTTCCAGCATTTAGGGAACGGATTACACCATTATCATCTCTATGAAGAAGGCACGGTTCACCTGGTAAGGCTCCAAAGTCCTTCTTATTCGGCCCCGTGTAGAAATCAACATGGAACTTGAAGGTACGGAATCCGAGATCGAGTGCTTGGCGAATTGTCTGCGGATCATAGACGCCATTTAGATAAGGACCCGCATATCCAGCATTCATGAGTGTTAAGGGTGCAAAATTGAGCAGAACCCAATTTCCCTTTGAGGCTTGAACTTCTGGCTGAGCCAGATAGTCATCCACACCTTTTCGTGATGTGGTTATTGAATCATAAGGTGCCCGATAGAGAGTTAGTTGCTTCTCAAGTGTCGACTGTGTTGTGGGTTGATTTGATACATAGAGAGAGATTCCTACAATAATTCCAACAACAAGCATTACAAGTAGCACTATCCAAGTACCAGGCGGAAAATAGCCGCCCATTCCAGAAAAGAGTGAAAAAATATTTTGAAAGACGGCTCCAATGGAGCCTAGTACACTGGCCATTTCTAGACTAAGCCGAGTTCCTTTTTGACGGAAGAAATCTTAAGAATACGGACTCCTAGATCGCGTGCCTTCTTTGCCTTTTCACTGGTATCTGCACCTTCTGTATCGGCTACAATCAGAACTCCGAGTTTGCCACTGACTGAACTGACACTCTTCCAACCGGCTGCCTCGAGTTCTGACTCAAGTTCCTTCGAGCGAACACCTGTGAAGCAGACAGTGCCCTTGGCTACTACAGGTGCAACTGCTACGGGAGCAACTGCAGGCAGAATCGGGTACGGAATGTGCGGAGTCTCGCTGCGGCGCCAGGCCTCATAGGCAGGAAGAACAGTAATCAACTCGACCAACTTGTCAGCAGACCAGCCCTGAGGAGCCGGAAGTGTGTTCCACTGCCGAGGATCTGCCTTCAGGTCAAAGAGAACCTTCAGTTTCGTATCACCAATGAGTCGGGGCATGCGAGAACTCGCCACCATCAATTGGATCTCAGTGGCACGACCCGAGATGGCCTCCAACTCGGCCTCAATCTTAGGACCAAGTGTCTTACCCAGGATGCGGACCAGATCTGCTGACTTTGTACCAAAGAGTTTGCGAACGGAGTCGACGCCCGCATCCACCAACTTTGCCACGACGCCTGGACCCATGCCGACAATCTCCATGGTCTTTGCAAAGTGTACAAGTTGCGCCTTGAGTACCTCTGTACTAACCACTGAGCCTGCAGCCACAATCTGTACAAGATGCGTCGCGTTCGCATCCCACTTCCACTGGGATCCCTCTGAACCATTAGGCATCTTAGGCGCGGCTGCGGCTGTTACAACGCGGTCGACTGCAGGAATTACATCTCCACTACGCCGAATCACAATGCGGGCTCCAGGAGCAAGTTTATTGTCGACGACGAACTTTGCATTGTGTGCCGTAACGAACTCGATGCGAGCACTGCCCACCACGACAGGCTCAATCTGCAGACGAGGAATCAGATATCCCTGTGCACTTGCATTCCACTCTACCTCTACGATGCTCGTCTCAGCACACTGATCTGCAATCACCATCTTGAAGGCCATCTTGTTCGTAGGATTCTTGACGACGCGCGCAATAGGACTCACTACATTTTCAGCCACGACAATGCCATCTGTATCATAGACTGACTTCTCACGGCGCAATCTGAGAAAACTCGCCAAACACTCCTCTGTGAACTCGGCCTCGCCAACGGCGATATTCCAAGGCACTTCAAAGCCAGCCTCTTTCAGACCTCGGAACTGCTCGGATGGCTTTCCCTCTCCAATAATCTCATAGGCCACGAAACGAACCACCCGAATCTCCGCCTGCGGCTCTTTCTGGTGGAGTTGGCCATTCACCCAAGACCTTGCCAGAGTTCCTGCTACACACGGCTCTGCGCGGGCTACAACAAGTTCTCCGCGAACAGGGAACTCGCAGATTCGCAGGCCCTGAATGTGCGGTACGAACTTGGTGACCTCGACGCCCATCTGGCCATCTCCACGGAGATAGAGACGCCCCTCATACCAGAGTGCAGAGATTCCATCAAGTTTCTCGCTCAGAATCCAATGCTTTGTTGCTGACTTGTTCTTGTAATTCTCCAGAGCACCTGTTCCAGGCTTGATCTTGTTGAGAGAAGCCATGATGTAGGGAAGAGCAATCGCTCCAGAGCCTACAGGTGCCCCGACCTCTTTCAAGAAAGGATGACTCGGACTGCGTTTTGCTAGTTC